TGGTCTCATTGAGAAATATGGGAATGTAATAGCTACCTGTGATTCTGTCTTAATGTCAACAATACGCATAATCGCTTTTCCTTCCAATGTACTCAGCAATGTAGCTCCATCTTGAGGATATCCAGATTCAGGAGGAACCCAGACAATAGCCAACCTTCCTGCATGAAAACTACTTGCTGTAATATGAAACATCACTCTTATCGAACCTCTCCACATATGAAATGGTAAGGTAGCCCAAGATAAAATCGTATCATAACCATTGCCTCTAAATCCAGGTCGTATAGCAATCCAATCTGTCAATTGACTTCCACTAATATCTGTTGATGTCCAGGTAAATATACGAGCCAAAGCAGGTGTGGAAAATACATAATCCAAATCCATTTCAGCAGCATGCGAACCCATTAAACAAGGATGTTTATCCACAGCAGCCCCAGGGTGCATCGCTAATGTAACAGAAGGATTTAACGAATGTGTATTAGCCAAATTGAATAATCGTGGTGCCATAGGTCTATAAGGTTCCAAAGATACAGGATAACATTCATGAGTTAATCTCTCAGTATAGCTAGTGTCAACGAGTGTTGAATACAGACGTCTCAATACGTTTCTGACCCTCGTAAAAATCCCTGTCACGGGCACTGCTGTAATACTAGTCGATTGTTCATCCTGTTCCTGATCTTCAGATATAGCATTTGGTGATTTTCTTTTTGCTTCCACGTTTTTCTTTGCCTGTCGCGTAAAACTCTTTCCACTACCAGTTGGTTTATTTATATAGTTATTTGATCCTGTAGTCGATTCTGGTACCATCATTGTTGCTGGTGTCGGTTTAAGTGGTGTAACTTCGAATTCATGGAAATTAGCAGGTCCTTGTAATGATACATTAACCATTCTGGCATAAATCGAAACTCCAACTGGATTTGAAGCTGCAGTACTATATTGTTGTAATGGATTTAAAACATATACTTTTAATCCTCCTAATGATCTATAAGCCGAAGTATTAGCTATTCGATTCATCCCATAACTGTTAAGCAATAGGTAGTAATATGGAAAAACAAAGGGAACAGTGAACATCATGGTTTCAGATTGTGTAGGACTAACCAACACTGAGGGATTTC